ACCACCGTCCAAGTGGCACCGGAACTTACCGTTACTGTAACTCCACTGGCAACCGCTACCGGGCCAGCTGACATTGCGTTAAGCGTTCCAGCCAACGTGAAATCTGTGTTCACCGTTTGGCCGTTCGTATAAAACACCTGATCCGTTCCACCGCCAGTAGCGCCGCCACCGAGCTGCCCCCACGCTGAACCCGAATAACCTTCGTAACGCGCAAGCGTTGAGTTATACCGGATCATCCCGTTGTTAGGACTGCCCGGACGCTGAGCAGTTGTACCAGCCGGGAGGTCGATTACCCCGGTGCCGCTCATCAAAACGTTGCCGCCAAACGTTGCCGTCCCAGTGAACGTTGGTGATGCAGCAAGGGCTAGGCCAAGGTTTGCAGATCCAATGCCACCAACTGCGCTGACGTTTACATAAGCCGAGTTGGCAGCATTTCTGATCTTTAGGGTGTTGTCGCCAGTGTCCACATACCACTGATTAGCAAATGTCGTTGCTGGGTCAGTTGAATTGCTGTTGTTGCTGGAGATAGCAGCCAGCGCATTGTTTAGATCACCACGGAATGCTGCTCCGCTTTGATTGGCTAAAACATAGTCATGAGTTGCCACGGGGCCTTAATGCGCTATTTCTCACACTTTACTAGGACTTGCCAAACCCGGTAGCCGACCACATGAAATTACGGTCGATTGTGCTGCTGCCGTGGAAGAACTCAACCGTAAACCCTGACCCAGACAAACTGTTTACAACAAAAAAATCATTACTTGCCATGTTGTGAGGCGTAATCGTCACTGTTGGCAGAGCACTGTTTGCGCCGCCCAAACTTGTGGTGCCTGTAAAGAAAGAATTGGCAAAAGTAATTGCTTTACCGCCTGACGCCGTACCACTAGCCACAAACCCGTTGCTGCCTTCTGTCCGTTGCTGCATCTGCGCTTTGTAGCCCAGCTCATCCACAAGGATGTTTTGTGCCGCATTAGCTGTGGTCAGCACAGCTTTGAACTGAAACGCACGCGCTTTCAAAACACCACTTGCCAACGGCTGCCATGCGCTGTATGTCGGAGAGCCAGACGGGTTGTCGTTGGTCTTTCGCACGTACAGCTCTGCGTTGACCTGATCAACAACGCCACCATCAATATCTACCCAAGTATCAATTAAATCTGTACGGCTGTCCCAAGTGTCGCTTGGGTAAAGACCCCGCGACACAAGCCGACGTTCCAAATCCAAGCTGTAAACGGCCTCTAAATCCAGCGTGCTGGCAAAGGCATATTCACCAGTGCCTGCGGTGATGCCTGCACTGGTAAGGATTAAAGCGTCGTAGCCAGCGTCAGTGCTGTAAGTCGTGTTGGTCTTTGTGCCGCTGAAAGGAGTTGAAAGCTGGTCTTCCCTTTGCGTTGCAACGCCGTAAAACGTTTGAGCGACTGGCTGGTCAACAATAATGCTGGCCTCTGTTGCGCTCTTTCTGCCTCCGTCATCCTCAAACTTGACCAGATATTCGCCTTCAAGTAACGGAACAGTCTTTTCAGTTGAACCGCCCGCAATAGCATCTACAAGGTCTGTGCTCTTGCTCCACGTCGCACTGCCATCAGTCAGATTGCTGTGACGAATATGCACCTTGCCGCTAACTTTTACGTCTAAGTCAACGGTTTCGTCCCAACGCAATCGTGCGCTGTTGTAATTCAACGGTTCAAGTGTAAGGTTCTGAACGTCGCCTGGAATTGCTGTTTTGCCTTGCAGTGCAAACGTCTGACTAGTGACTGGCCCAGACTTGCCAATAAAACTACGAGCCGTTATTTGAAGTTCTAACGTTCCAGACTTCAGACCCTTGATTTGCGTTGATGGTGATTCAGTAGTGATGCGCTCAAAGTTGTTGTCATTTAACCGATAACGAAGAACAAAATCACTCACATTGAGAACAGGACTTGTCCAAGTTATGTCAACACCTGTTCTGACTAGACCGCCTTCTTTGTATAAAAATTCAGTGACCGCTATGTTAGTTACCGCTGTTGGTGTTGCGGAGATGTTGGTGATGTCACGTTGAGTCAGGTTTAGATCCTGCTCAACTGCGTTGTAAATACTTTCGTTGTACTTGATAGCAGCAACGCCAAAGACACCATCGCCACTTTCAGCAACGCTAATTACACGAAACTGTTGCGACTGGATGTCGGTTGTTTGAATCAACCATGGGGCGTTAGTTGCTGGAGCTTGGCTAAACGCAACAGTGACATTGACTGCCGTTCCACTGATTGTATTGATGTCCCTGGTCTCAATCAGACCGTTTGGCAAGACGACTGAGATTGTGGGGCTATTGCCCATATTCACTGACAGCTCTGTCGTGCTGTCAATCGTTATCTGGGTTGTAGTGGCTGATGAAATACGCCCGTTCCTTCGCGTTCCACCGCGCAAAGGATCAGCAATGTCCACCACCATGCCAGGTCTGACAACAATGCCTGAATCAATGCCAATGGCAAAGTTGCACGTTTCGTAGAGGTCTTGCTCACTAAGCAATGTCCATTTACCCAGCCTGTTGGCTTGCCCCTGCGAATAACACCCAACTGCTTTGATGTCTTTATTGTTGACGCCGTACTTTGCAACAGCATCAGCGTCTTCAACGTACTCAAACGACACCTCGCCAAGCTCGTCATAATTTTGGTACGCAACAGTGGCGCAGGTGTGACGACTGCGAACTGACGATCCAGAATACGAAAACACGCCATCAACAACGTTGGCAGGACCAAGCGTGTACTGAGCATCAGAAGGTTTGTCCTGAAGTAATACCAACGAGCCAGCGCCGTAGTAAGAAATGCCCCTAAAGATGCTGCTCATCTCTTGGATGACGTTGTAAACCTCTTTACGTTGGTTGATCAGCAGGTTGCAACTAAAGCGTGGCTCTTGTCCGCCATTACCGTCATCAACAAGCGTGTTGCAAAACTGGCTAATTGCAAAGAAGTCATATCGATCCAGCGATGACTCAGGCACAGAACACCCATACCTTTCATTCGTAAGCAAATCCCATAAACACCAAGCTGGATCGTTTGTCCACGTTGCTGCTTGGAACTGACCGTTCCAGACACCGGAATAGGTTATGCGCCCTAAGTGTGTCGTGGTGTCTACGGTTGCATTGCTAGGGATTGCAACTTTGATGCCACGAATTAGATATTTACGCTGAGGAATATTATTGAACTGATTAGAGCCAAGGCGCAAACCAACAAGGGCGCTGTTTGGGTAAGCAAGTTTGGCGTCAATGATTGACGTAAAGCTCTGCCAATTTGTTGTGTTTGCAAGCTTTGTTGTGCTGTTATCAGCTGTATTACGAACAACCTTGATGTCTACAGGGAACGATCCAGTTAACGTCAGCAAATAATCCCGCTGATATGAGCCGCTGCTTTTACCTGCAATCGTGTCAGTCTTGACAGTGTTATAGCCACCGCCGTCGTATTGAACTTGGATGCTAATACTGACGCTTGTGCCAACAATGTCTCCATCGTCTTCAATTTTTTGCAGCGACGGTATTTGAATCGTTACTCGAACACGGTCAACATCAGAATCTGTAATCTGCCGAATTACAGACGCTGCATTGGTAACCTCAACGCCTACTGATGTTTCAGATTCAACGTTGCTAAAAACACCAGGAATATATGTTTGACCCTGAGTGCCGGTGCGGGTAAAGACTGCGTAATCATTGAAATTATATGAACCGTCTGCTGCTTGCAGTGGCGTGCCATCAAAGAAAATACTCTTGTTGCCGTCATCTAAACCTTGGATTTCTCCTTCGCTAATTAGATCAAGGGCGTTTGCAAACTGCTTTGACTGCAGCGAGTCATCAGATTCAGTTGGGCTACTGCCACCACCACCACCTTTGCCGCCACCGCCGCCGCCAGCGCCTGCAATGTATTTTGATTCAGTCATGGTTAAACCTGATCAACGTCAAGGCCAGCAGAGACAACTGCCGATCCAACAAACACCCGTCCATAGGCTATTGGAACGGGAACACCCTGACGGGAGGTGTTTGCGATGCCGCTGAAACTGTTTGATTCCAA